ATATTCCATCCTGCTGATTTATAATCAGAGATGATATTATCTGGTATTTCTTTAACTACTCCATCTTTTTCTACTTTCATAACTTCCCCCTATTTTTTAGATTTAACTTCTATAATCATATCTTCATCGCTAAAACTTATTAATGGTTCTTTACCACTAACTATTAATGCTCTAATATTTTCTATTATCATTTTTTCTAAATCGTTCTGAGGTCTCAGAGATATAGTTTGAAAGTTTCTTATAACTTTTGCAGTCATCTTCTACCTCCATATTATTTTAGATTTTTTCAAAATATATTAAAATTGCAGTGTTCTGTGGTCTTACACTTTTTATTTTATAATTGGCTTTTCTTCCATAGGTACCTTCAATTTCATCTATAGGCTTTATCCCTTCAAGATAAGCAACATCGCCTTCTTTGAATTTACCATTATATTTTTCTAATGATATTATCGTTTTATACATTTTAGAAACTTTTTCTCCATACAATGCTATATCTGTATTTCCACTAGCAGGCTGAACATTAAAAGAATAAAATTCTGGTTTATTATAAAAATTCACTTCATTTCCATAATCATCTTCTATGGTATCTTTTAAATTTGCTATATAGCATCCTTTATTCCAATTCGAAAAGATATTATTGATTATCAATATTATCCCTCCTTTTAGGAATACCTGCATAAGGAATTAATTCATCCATTAAAGATTCTGGAAGCGGTCCATCGTTTTCTCTAGTCCAACTCAAACCATTTTCCGAATAAGCTTTAACACCAATATTTTCTTCCCACTTATACAGTTCAACACATGCCCTTATCTGCCAATTATAATATTTTTTAGGTAATTGTATTCCTTCATAATCATCTAAAAAAGGATATAATGTAGACAATGCAATATTTTGACTATCCTCTAATAGATTTAATAATTTTGCATTATATTTGTCATTGTCTGCAAATTTATTAGCATCATAAGGAATTTTTTCTTTTAGTTTTTTTAATTGTGCATTCTCTTCCATCATATCCTCCTTACATTATTTTTAGTTAACTTTTGATATAATTCTTGCTAGTGGTATGAATTTATCATTTACATATGTTTTTGATTCTTCATCTCCATCATTTACTATTTCCCAGTTAGCACCATTTGCAAGTTCTTCAGTAGTTGGACTTAAAGATGCCATACTAGCTTTTGTAAATGATATGTATTTAGGTGCATATAGTTTTCTTTGTCTTACATATAAAGTATCTTCTCCACCATTTGTTTTAGGGTCTCTATCCATCTCGTTTGGTACTTTAGCACCACAATCTGCATATTCTATAAACCCTTTTCCTAAAACATATGTTATATATTTGTCTCCATCTTCAGCTGTTTCTATAGGACAATCATCATCAACAATAACCATTCTTCCGTTCCAAGTACCTATTTCTAAATCTCTTTGGATTCCGTTAGCATCTGTATATGTTAAATAAGTTATTAATTGTAATGTTTCTAATTCAGTTGCTACATCAGAATGCATTATAGTCATATTAAATATAGCTTTTCTATCTCCACTTGCTTTTGTTATTGCTTTGTTTAATGTTCCAGCTTGAACTGAACCATTTCCCTCTGCAGAAACATCATATGTATGTTTATCAACGAATTTTAATCCGGCTTCATCTTTCATTGCAAATATACCAGCTAAGATTGCAAGTATATCATCTTGGTCTACACCATCAAAATATTCTGCAACTTCTCCTGCCATAGCTTGTAATGGTAAAAACTCTTCTCCAGATATATCTGTTGAGAAATCTTTTTCAGTCCAAGCTTTTGCTCTACCTACAACTACTTTTCCTTGTTCAAATGTTTTTCTAGATGTAGCTTCTATGTCAGTTTTTCCATCATAGTTTACAACTGCACCATCTAAGTTTCCTTTGATTGGTTCTATAATGTAATTTCCCCCTACACCATCTTTTAATCTAGAAGCTAAATTACTATTAACTACTAAAACTCCTGATTTTTTAAACATATTTAATTTTTCTGATGGTAATTTATCTAAATATTTTTGGAATACTGATGGATTCCATGTCTTTGCATCAAATTTTGCCCTTGTTCATTCCTCCTATTAATTTTTATTATAATTTTGCAAATTCTTCTGGATTCTTTTCTGCAAATTCAGCTTGTTCCTTTGCGCTTAATTTGCTAAAGCTTTCCCAAGTCATTGCTTTTGAATTTGGTGGTATATTACTAGGATTTGGTTTTAAATCCAAGTTTGCCAATTCTTCTCTAGTTTGTTTCGCAGTTACTTCTTTTATATTGTTAAACTGATTAGCAAACAATGTAGCACTATCAATAGTCGCTTGTTCATCTTCTTTTACAATAGAAGCAACTAATTTGTCGGCTTCTTCTTCTCCTACCCCTGCACCAACAAGAATAGATTTTGCTTTTATACTATTTTGTAGTATATCTGCTTGAGCCATTTTTTTATTTAGTTCTTGCTCTTTTAATTGTAATTGTTCTTCTTTAGATAAGTTTGCTCTTTCAATTTCTTCTACTTTTGTTTTATAACCTAATAATTCTGTTTTTTCAGTTGTTAAGTTATTAACTTGTCCTTGTAAAGTTGTAACTTGCTCATTTAAGTTTTTTTGCTCTGTATGAAATTTATTTAATACAGCACTTATTTGTTCTTCAGTTGCATTTTCTCCTAATAACTTTCTCACTTCTTCTCTATTCATTTCTTCCCCCTTACAGTTCCTTATACGGCGAACCTACCATTAGAGTTTGAATTTTTCGCTTTTTAAAGCTGGTTGCGGATGACAGAATTGAACTGCCGACTTTGGCTAAGGAGACCAACGAGATACCTTTTCTCCAATCCGCTATATAACTAGCCTCATATTATTCTGGTATGTAGTAAAAAACTTACTACATACTCAGAATATATTTGAGTATAAAAAAGGAGTGATTTATATAAAAAACTATGTTTTTATATGCCTTATTGGTTTTGTATGTTCAATTCATTTAGTTGTTTAATTTTGTTATTCTGTGTTTGTGTTATTTGATTATTATTTAATTGTTCTTGCTTTTCTTCTTTTTCTTTTTTCATAGCTTGAGCTACTGCATTACTGTCGCCAAATAAATTTATGATTGGTACTGCATAATCTATTGGAACACCTGATGTTAATAAATTCATTAATCCTTGTGTTTTTACTAATAAATTATCAGACATATCTCTATTCATCTTGCTATCTATATCACTTGCTTTTAATGTTTTTATATTACTTTTTTCGTTAGCTTTGCATATCTTTAAAATTACTTTTAATGCATTAAAATCACACATTTTAAACATTGTTTCATCGGTTTTTGCTCTAATTCCAGAACTTGTGAATCCTTGTCCTGTCATTTTCGCTTTTCCTGTATCTCCAGATGTTACAGAGCCATTATCTGTTGCCATTGGAATACCTAGAATTTGATGTAAACTTGTTAATAGTCTTGTATAAAAGACTTGTGTGTCTGTAGCATTTAATCTATTTTGCAGTAAATCCACACTAGCTTTTCTGTTTTCTGTAGATTTAATGTTTACTGCACCTAGCTTTCTAATTTCAGTTATTCCCTCTTCATCAACTTTTGCATTTGTGAAAACCATAATTGCATTTACGAATTGTTCCATATCATCAAAATCTAAAGATTCTAATTGATTTATTCCATCAAATAAATCTTTTCCAATCTCAATTAATGAAATTCTATCTCGATTCACATAGTATTCAGTAATTAAATGCTCGTTTAGAATTATAGGGTCAATTTTTCTGTTCCAAACCACTTCGCCATTTATGTAATCACAAACTAATTTTTTATTTCTCAAATATATATTTATTTGAGGATAATAAATTTTTTGTTCTTCTCCATCAAGTAAAATTACCTTTTCCATATAATTTATAATTACACTAAATAATTGTTTATGAGTCATATCGGCAGAGTAGATAACTTCGCAACTATCTCTGTCAATATTTAAGATTTCAAACGGAGCTTCGTCATCATCTGTAATCTTATTTGGTGCTGTATATCTAAAACCTCTACCAGTTACCAATATATCTTCATAGATTAATTGGTCTTTCGACTCTTTATTTTCAAACCTTGAATATTTATTCAAGACTTCAATTTCATCACTTGATGATTCGTTTAACATTACATATTGAATTGGATTTCCTAACTGCCAAGCTTTTTTAAAATCAACTATTGCATAAGCCCAATTCTCTACTTTTTTATTATTTATTTCTGGTCTAGTTGTTTTTATTTTTTCGTAAATATCCTGATCTCCAAGATAATAATCCCATAGATATTGGATTCGTTTTCTGTTTTCTTCGTGAATATCTACTATTATTGGTATGTACTGACTTAATATTTTCTTCAATTTGTCATTACTCAAACTTAAAAGAGAATTTTCAGTTTGATTGATATATATTGTCTGTCTACCATACTTGTTTCTATTCCCTTGATAAGAACTCACAGCAACTCCTCCATTTCCTAACATCTATCAATTTCATTGTAGGGCCTCTTTTTAATATTTAAAAGAGAAATCGCTTAATTGTAATTCTAGAAATGAAAATGTAATTTTTCTGTTATTTTTGAAATAAAAAAATAGCCTATTCTTGATTTTTTCAAGAATAAGCTATCAATCATTCTTATTAAATTATATTTTTATACATTCTGTTATTAATATGCCTTTTAATATTTCTTCATTTTCGCATTTTAATAAATCACATTTACTTTCATCATTCTCTATATATAGTTCTTTAACTATATATTCTTTATTTCTGTAAAGCACTTTATCACTTACATGTATTCCATTCCATTTCCTCATTTTTTCTTTTTCTCCTGTTCTTTTTTCCTTATTTTATCATTTGTAAAGTAAATAATTTGTCGAAATTTGTTGTAATTTTTATATTTTTTATCACTTTCTTACTGCAACTAACAATTCATTTGTTTTAACAGTTATTTCATTGTAGTTATAAATATACTTTTGTCCGAGGCCTATATACTTTGTATCTCATATTTTCTAGTTTTGTCTTTGCTAATGCTAAAAAATTATACATTTCTTGTTCACTTAAATTGTATTCAACTCTTAACTCATAAAAAGTATAAATAATTAATTCTCTGTTTTTTTCTATCTTATTTTCAATGCTCTTATCTATATCTTTTAATGTCATATATATACTCTCCTATTTTTAACCTCTGAAAATTTATACTATAATAACACAAAAGCAGATAATAATCAATTATCTGCTTTATAAATTGTAATTTATAACAATAATTTATTTCTTTTTTAATAATTCGTGTGTTGCATTATTTTCACTAAATTTTATCTCAATAGCTCCACCTTTTGTATCTAATTTTTTTACTTTTTCTAAATCAGTTTCATTATTACTTATTACAGTAACTACTATATTATTTGTATCATCTCTTAAAGCTGATGATATTACAAATGTTAACTCTTTATTTTTCATAGCTTTACTAATTTTTGCTTGTAATTCTTCTAAATAATTATATGAATATTTTGCTATTTTAAAAATAGTTTTACTTTCTGTAATTTCTAAAATATCACATATTTCTTTTCTGTTAGTTTTATTATCTTCGCAAAGCAATATTACATTATTACCATTACTATCAACATATTTTCCTGCATAATAATCTGGATATTCTGTATTTGAATTTGTATTTGGCATTTCTTTTACATTAGCATCTTCATCTTCTATTGGTAAAGATATTTCATTATTATCTATTATTTCATTTCTTGATGCTTCTTTATCACTTTGTAAATCTTCTAAGCCTGCATAAGGTGTATCCTGATTAAATATATTACTATTTATTATAACTACACCACAAATAATAAACATAGCACAACTAGATAATACACCATATAATATTTTTTTATTTTTTTCTTTATTCATACTAATCTCCTCTCTGATGGCAGATATAGCAATCTTTTCTTTTACATTCTTTTGTATTTTATTTTTTAAGTTATTAATTTCCATAACTATAACCTCCATCTTCTAAAAATTTTTTAACTTTCTTTCTAACTCTATGAAGAATTATTTTTACCTTACCTTCGGAAAACTTTAATATTTTTGCAATTTCTTTTATTGATTTTGATTCGTAATAAAACATTATAAATGTTTTATATTCTTCTTTATTTAGTGTCTTTAATCCATCTTTGATTATTTTGTTCTGTTCATTTTCTTCTGCTATTTTTTCAAGATTTATTTTATCAATTAGCTCTTCTTCATAATCTGATATTGAAAAATTAAACTCTGTTTTTCTATATTTGTTTTTTATTGTATTTTTTGCAATTCCAGTTAAGTATGCTTTTAAGTTTGTAATATTTGATATTTTATCACGATTCTTCCATATAGCAACAAATACATCAGATATTATTTCTTCTATATCTTCATCTGTTATATATATGCTTATTGAGTTTTTCACAATTATATAAACATAGCCATAGAAATCATCTATTAAACGGTCTATATCAATTCTTCCATTTACTAAATAATCCTTCATTATTTCATTATTTTTCACTTTAGAGCTCCTTCGTTCATTTTTAAGATATCTTTCATATACATAGTAACATTTTTTCAAAAAAAGTTACAAATTTTATGAAATTCTTGTAAAAAAATAGATTAGTTCATATTTCAAACTAATCTACAAATTACTATTTGCAGAAATAATATCATAAATATTAAATATTATCAACTTTTAAAAATTTCTTTTCATTGGCTCTGCTTTCTGCGGAATTGCATTTTCTAAAATTATTTGGTCTCCAAATAAAGCAAGACTGTCTGGCATATCATCATGTCTGTTTGGAAAATCAAAAGAATATGAATTTAATTGCTCCATTGCTTTTCCCATATCTGTATTCTTTCCAAATTTATTTCTGTTAGGAAATATAATTTTATCAATTATTAAATCTTTCATAGCATTAATTCTTATTTCTTTGTTAGTTACTGAATATTTCTCATAAATAACACATCCATAATACCCTTTTTGTATTAATTTTTCTTCTAAAACTTCTTTTAATGATGTATCTGTGTTATTTTCTACCACTAATGCAATTATCTTATTATCTATAATTTTATCAACAATATCATCATACAAATACTTAACAGATGTCTTACTAAACAATATATCTGTTAAATAATATTTTCCATTATCATCTTTCTTAAATATTGGCATAGATAAAAAGTCATTTCCTTTTCTTGAAGGGTCTAATGATGCATATGAATATTCATTGTCGAATTTTGGCAGAAAATCGTATTTTTTTAGTTTCTCATAATCAAAGACCATTCCCTCTGGCGATGTTGGTCTTTGTTGGAAGTTTGTTTCCCACAAGTATCTATCCATTGTTTCTCGTTCTTTGTGTAATTCTTCTGTAGTTTTAATTTTAGGACAAGTGCTTTCATCTGTTTCGTAGTCTAAAGCTGGTACTTGAATAATTACTCTCTTTCCATCTTTACTTATTCTGCAATATTTATGATTAGGGTCAGGAACAAATTCACTTTCTCTTTCCCACAATGTTATTAGCATAGTTAAAAAATCTGTGGCACTCCACATTGTTCCTGTAACAACTACTTGTGCCTTTTTATTTTGAACATATCTCTTTCTCCATACAGTTACAAACTTATTATAATATTCTTTATTTAAATTTTGATTTTGTGCTTCTTTAGGGTCTGCATACAAGTCATCTATATTTATACTTAAACTAGCTCTTATACCTACAACATTAGTTCTTGTACTCATTGCATAATAAGATGCTAACATTTTGCATTGTTTTAATTTCCATTCCCCATCAGTCTCTTTTAAGAAAAAATCTTTATCTTCTTTATTCCATCGCATATGAGTAAATACATTACCATATCTAGGATTCTTAATTATATCTATTACTGACCTACTTTGACCTTTAATTAAATCATCATTAGAACATAAAGCTAAAAAAGTACCTTCACTTTCTACACCTAATCTAAAGGCCTCATAGAATCTAACCATACGAGATTTTCCATATCCAGAAGGTAAATTTGCTATTATTCCTTCAAAAGACCTATCAAAACACATTCTATTAAGATAATGACAGTATCCCTCTAAAATTTCATATCTATCTTCTAATAATTTCTCGTTTTCATACCATTCATAATAAATTATAAAGTGTTCTAAAGAAACTCTTCCTGCTATTCTATATGCATTTTCTAGATGGTCATGATAAGCAATCATTCTTTCTTTTGATGTTTCAATCTCTATAAGTAAATTAATTAATTTTATATAGTTCTTTATTGCAATTTTGCCACATTCTTTTGCATTTAATTCAGTATATATATCAAATAAACCTTTAAGGTCATTCATTAATATATAGATTTCTCCCATTTTCAAAGGTTTCTTTACATATTTGTTAGAAAAATTATTGTTTATTACTTCAAAAATATTATCAATTGTCGCTCTTATCTCTTTTTCATTGTAGGTTTCATTATTCCTTAACTAATTCCCCCTCTATTATCTGTTTTTTCTCTTTAAAACCTTTTAATTCTTGTAATCTTCTATTTATATCCCCTAAATCGACACCCTCATTATGAATATGAATCGCTGGCATCTCTTTTTCAACTCTCTCTTGCTCACTTTTCATTCTATATACTGTGCTTCTCTCTTTAATATATCCCAGTTGTGCAAGAGTTAAATTACTATCAAAGCATCCATCTTCTATTTTCTCAACTACTATTCGCATATCTTCATCAACACTTTGCTTGTATTGCTTAAAAGTGCTTAATCTAATTCCTGCAAAATTGCAAAAATTACTTAAGCTAGGTACTATTACACCTATCTTTGCACTAATTTTTCCTACCATTTCTTCATATAATTGCCAAACTATACCTAATTTTTCCGCACTGTATTTTGGCTCTACATTTACTAAAGGATTTATACTTTGAAAAAAATATTTTTGTATTACTATTGGATTCGTATTAGGTACATCATAAGCCACACCATCTTTATTATATTTTTTAGACTTATTCTCGTCAAAAAACTTTATTAATTTATCTTCTATTTCTTTTCTCTTTTCTTCTACAGCTTTTTCTAAACCACCTAGCACATCTTCTACATATTCTTTTTCTAATATTCTTACAGCCTGTTTATTCTCAACTCTTACTTGTTCGTTATATTCTTTTAAACCCCTTTCGCAAGATCTCCTTTCTTTTTTATCTCTTCTCTTTATTTTTATCTTAACAGAAAAAAATTTATTGTCAAGTTATAACAAAAGAGCTGCATTGTTTCTTTTCAATACAACTCTTTATTTTTAGTATTTTATAGATTTAAGTAATTTTGTCATTAACTTACTCTCTTTTACCCAATCACTCTCATCCCACATTTTAATTAATTTCTTATAACTAGAAGTGTATACTATCTTAGTATATTCATCTATTAAATTATCTATTTCATTTATAACATCTCTAAATTTATGTTTTTCTTTATCTTTTAATGTAAATTCATTTATTCCATTACAATATTCCATAGTTGTTGAAATTGTAGAGCCATATTCTCCTATTTTTGATAAATTAAAAGGATTTGGCTTACTAAAAAAGTAATTATTTCCAACACTTATCATATATAATGAATCATCTTCGAAAAAATTATTCATCGAGCTTGAAATAAAGTATGATTTTTTATATTTGTCAAAACCTTTATAAAAAGCATAATCAACTTTTAAAGGCTCTGGATAATCATCTTTCATCATTCTTCTTCCATGGTTAGAAAATTCAATATTTATATATAAAATGTTATCTTCTCCTATCTGACTTATTTTTAATGTTTCATTAGGATTATATAAATCTTTTAAAGGAAATATCTTATACTCTTTTTTAGGTACTATATCTTCAAAAATTGATAGTCTTACATTATATATTTCATCTTCGCATTTATAAACTCTCTCTTGTTTTTCTTTTATTGTATTGTTAATATTTCTTATTTGTTTCCCATTAGCTGAATTTAAAATCATATCAAATATATCTTCATCAGTCTTTCCAAACCTTTTAATGTATTGAACAACCTCTTTTTTAGTTTTTTCTTTTTCATATAACAATACTTCTATAATTTGGTCTTTTTTATCTTCGCTTTTTAGGCTTTTTTCTTCAAAGAAAGAATTTATAATATCTATGCATAATTCTTTACATTGTTTTTTAGATGTCTTAGATATATATGATTTCAAACTATTTCTTTCTTCATTTAATTCCTTATCTTTAACAATCAAATTGTCTTTTTCTTTAAACTCTTGAATTTCTTTTAATTCTTTAAACAAATCAGGTTCGTAATTTTCAAAAATCTTCTTTGCTAGTATGTAATTTAACTTACTAAAACCATAATTAGTATATCTTTTTATATTTTCAATATCTGTTTTTATATATTTTCTATATTCAGTGCTTAAACTCCCATTATTTGAAGCTAATGAAATACTATTTAACTGATTAAATCCAAAAGAAGTTACTAAATATTTATTAATATATTCTAGTTCTAATTCTGTTCTTTTCTCTTCATCTTCACATTCTTCTAAAATAACCATATGAATATCTTTCAATTCACATTCTTTATCTACTAAATATTTAAAAATCTTACAACTTTTATAATATCCCTCAAAATACCCATTAATTATAGCTGAAAGATAATAATCATTATATAAACGATTAAGTGCAAATATCTCTTTCATATGTTCTTTGTGTCTATCTTGAAAATTTTGAGTCTTTCCTATATAAAAAGGAATTATTTTATCATCATTAAAATTGTCAACATATATCATATATATGCCACCAGTTCTAAAACTTGTTTTTGATGTAATTTCTTTTTTATCTTTAATTAGATTAATTATTATTTCTTTTAAATTATTAAATTCGTTTTTTATCATATTTTCTCCACATATATCTTCACTTATAAAGTTCGTTTGTTAATTGTTGAAACTGCATTCATTACATCTAATATTGAATCTAGATGAATCCCACCACCAATTCTATTATTAATAAATTCTCTTGGTGTTTCTTTAACTAATTTTTCTTCTAGTTTATCAATTTTATCTCTATTTTCTTCATAAAATACTAAAATTCTTGTTGTATCCAATGCTCCAAATGAATCTATCCCAATAACAGAATTTTCTGCTTTTCCAAATAGTATTCTATCAAACTCTGGTTTCTTTTTCCAATGTCTCAATATTCTTTCTCTTAAATCTCTTGTTGTTTGTCCTATATACATTTGTTTGTATTTTTCTTGCAACAATATGTATATGCCTTTTTTTCCTTTACATTCTTTTAAATCTGTAATTTCAAGCATTTTATATTTTTTTATAATTTTATCAACTATTTTGTTGTATTCTTTTACATCTAATTTATTATAAAAAGCCATACTCATATCATAATTTTTTAAGCATTCTTCATACTGTTTTTTACAGTATTCTTCTGATAGAACTAATTCATTATCTACTTTATCAAATTTTAATCCGAGGCATTAAAAAAGCTGTATAAAAACTATCAAATTTTATTGTTTTCTTCTGTTCTTCCCATTTTTCCCAATTTTCTAAAATCTCATTTTGTGCAGGAACTTTAGTATAACTTTTCTTATCTATTTTACAATAATTATCTCTATCTAAGTATATTCTAATTTTTCTTTTATCTATCCAAGTACCAAAGTGATATACAAAATTAGGGTCATATACTTTTTCAAAATCACTCTTATTCAAACTTTTTCTCCTTTTTAAACATTTTGTAAGCCATTATAACAATAATAATTCCATTTATCAGTTTTTTCAACATGTGTATAATATAAATTTTTCACATCACTAGGTGCATCTTCTACCATACCACTATATATTTCTATATCATCTAAAAATACTCTTATATCTAGTAATCTACTTGTTCCTATTGGTAGATATGTCTTGTCTAATTCATCATATTTCATTAAAATATCTCACTTTCAAATTGTAATTTGTTATTTAGATTTCTTTTTCATAATTTTTAGTATTACGAAGCAAATTATAGATATTGATAATGAAACAATCCCTACTAACCACATATTTAGTGTATTAGTTAAAACTAAAATTGCACTTAATATAAAAAT